TTAAAGTTTTGCCTGATGCTGCGGTTAACAAATCATTTTCAGAATTTGTAACTCCTGCTACCAGCTTTACTTTCATTACTTCACTTGCCATATTTTCCTCCTATTGTTAATTGTTAAAACCCTAATACCATTGCTTTACCTGTAGAAGATATAGAAGGATTCATTGAACCACCAACGTCAGTAACTCCACTTCCTGCAGGTGTAATATTAATATCGATATTTGTATCTGTTGAGCTAGTAGAAACTGATGCAAGAATTGGACCCGCACCTGTAGCCGCATTTGTTATTTTTAATTCATTAACAGCAGTACTTGCAGCACCGAAAACTAAAGCTTCAGCTCCATTCGCATCAGCAATAAATCCACCGTCTGCAAATTTTGGAGCCGTTAAAGTTTTGTTAGTTAAAGTAGTTGTTGAAGTTGCTGTGACAAAATCTGTTGTTGCATCGACAATAGTTGGATTAGTTGCATCATTAGCCGTTGCATAAAGAATTTTAGTTCCTCGATCGCCAGAGGCCCATGTAATACCACTATCTGTACCACTGACATATTTAAAAGTAACTGAGTATGCATTAGTAGTAGAATTTTTAATAATGTACCAGTTCTCTACATCAAGAGGTATCGTTACAGTTATGTTTCCCGCAAGAGCTGCTGTTAGATTGATTACCCGTGTTGCCAGAGCCGCGCCCGTACCTCCATCTGTAACTGCTAAAGTTGTAGCTCCTGTTGTATTACAAGGTACTGAAATATAACCAGCAGAAATCTGTTCTATCAGATTCCAGTTGGCATTAGTTAATGTTCCCCACTGACCGGATTTTTCTCCAGTCACCATTTTTTCGACACCTAAGGGTGTAAAAGATGATGGCATAATTTTTTAATCTCCTTGATTTAATAATATTTTAAATGTATCAGACTGTCGTGTCAACTGGAATGCTTTTAGTCCTAGGCAGCGATGTCTACTTCTGTCCAAGTATTGCTAACTCCTGGAACTACTGGCGACCAGTCAGATACCGTCACGCTAGTTATGCTCGAAGTAAGAGCGATACCCGTAAGTCCCACGGTTACATCATCTACATCCACAGTTCCAACAGAGCCTGTTAGAGCTTGTCCTGTGACTGGTACTTCAACACCAGGAACAGCAGTTTCATCTCCTAAAGAGCCTGTTAGAGCTATTCCCGTAAGAGTAAGATTAGCGTCTGCAACAACCGTTTCTGTTCCGATAGATGTTGCTAAGGCTTGTCCCGTAGGATTAACAACAATTACGGCATCAACAGTTCCTATAGAACTTGTTAAAGCTATTCCAGTAACGGGAGCACTTGCATCGGCTTCAACCGCTTCTGCTCCGATTGATATTGTTAAAGCTATTCCCGTTAGTTCGGCAATAGCATTTCCTCCTGCATCGAGAGTACCAGAACTCATGGTAGCGGCACTTCCCGTAAGAGGAACATTAGCATCAGCTGCAACTGTTTCGGTTCCTATCGAACCCGTTAAAGCCTGTCCTGTAACCGCTACTTCAACACCAGGAACAGCTATTTCAGTTCCTAAAGAACCTGTTAAGGCTATTCCAGTAAGCGTAACATTAGCGTCTGCGCTAACGGTTTCTGTTCCGATAGATGTAGTTAAAGCTTGTCCAGTAACAGCTACAGTAATATCAATAGCTGCAATGGCAGTTCCTGCACTTGTAGATAAAGTGGAAAGTTGAGAACCTAATCCCCACGTGTCGTCGCCAAAACCTTCAACGAGTGATCCCCAGGCACCATAATTAATAACAAGACCGTTATCTTCCCAGAATTGTTCACCCCATGCGTTTGAGCCCCAACCTGATGGTGCTGCCGCCATTTAAAACCTCCTAAGCTATTCTTAGAATCGCTGCAGATGTTGTAAAGGCTGGAAACTGTATCGTAAATGTTCCTGCTGTGGCAGTTTTATCTCCACCAAAGTCTAAAACAGCAATTGCTGCATTAGTAACTGTTGATGAAGTATTATAGATTAATGCGCCTCTTGCCGTCAGGGTTACACCCGTGAACGAAAGATCCGCAAAATCTACAATAGCCGTAAGTGTAGCGACTGAAGTTTGTTGGCTGGCTAATGCTTTGCCACCCGCTGTATAATCTCCACTGCCTGTATCAGTACTTTCCCCAGTAGCTGTGTATGCCGTTGCGGAAGCACTTAAATTTGCTGTGCTTAGATATAATGCTAATTTAAAAACATCTCCGCCAGTGTCAAAATCTGTGTCACCGTCAAGAAGCTGTTTTTTAAAAGCCGTACATATTGCTTGTGATATTGCCATAAATTCTCCTTATTATTTTAAGTTTCTCCATTGTTCTGGAGAAGGCGATGGTACCGGTATTCTCGGAACACCATCCGTATATTCTCCACGTTTTCTTCGCCCCATTTGTTCTAGAGCATAAGCTTGTATAGACCCATTATACTTCTCTTCATCGACCTTGTACATATCCATAGGTCCTTTGAGATACCCATAACAATTGACTAAACAACCATAAAGTAAAATGTCTGGATCTTTAGTCGAAAGCGTCGTTGTCGTATTACTCGAGCTTAAAGCTTCTGGAGTAAAGATATAGTTCAATTGAACTCCATACACTACGTCAGGTGTAGGAGCAATCGCTACGGTATTCGTATCCCAATTCGCCCAGTATTTAGGAGTCCCTGTAGTTGCGGGAAAAGGATAATATTCACTTATAAAACTGGTATCTCTTTTTTGTAACATAATTCGTTCAAATGTAGAATCTCCTGTTTTAGTATGAAGTTGTAAAGATCGAATAATATAGCAATCAGTTGGAAGCGAAATATAACGATTGGATCCCGTCACTAAAGAAGTTTCATATTTTCTAGAATAATCGGCATCCACCGCTCTAAAAATACGAAATTCCACATCACGAATAATTCCATCGAGAATCGTGGAAGTTAAAACACTGCTTCCTACTTCAGTATAATCCCTTAATTTAGTTATCAATTCTGAATACGTCATGTTATGCTTATGGTTACACTCCCTAAACTCATTGTCGCTCTTCTTTTTTCATTTTCTTCATTAGCCGTTGAAGGAGGAAACATGCTTCCTTCGGTTCCTACAGTGAACCATAAGGCTGGATCCAAAGAAACAATAATTCCTGATTTTTTTTGAGCCTTCGGATGTTGTAATGCCACCGCATCCGCTCGATGATAAGGTGGATTGAGTTGAGGTTGTTTGGGGGTATATTCTGAAATATGCACCCACATTCCCGTCCATTCCTGAACCATTTCCAAATAAGGAAAGGCCATTCCAGAACGATCTGAAATTCTTTGTGCGTATTTACCCGTTGCCCATGTTCCCATTATGATACCGATGGGTAATAAGCTTGCGGAGAAATATAAGCACTCGTTCGTGTGCCGTCTTCCGTCAATGCTCGTTGTAATGTGTCTTCGTATAATAATTTTAAAGCTTGAATTCTGTCGGGCGCTCTTTTAAGCGCCAGTTGAGAAGCCAGTCCTGCGCATAGTGCAGGCAGAAATCGGTTAGGAGCATCTGGATTATTTGCATAAGCTCCTGCGTCCTCGACCCTTTTCACAGCATAGTATTTTAAATGAGTATAGGTGCTCGCATCAGGACTCGGGTATAAATAAATTTGAGGAAGTTCCGGACTTACGCCTTGTCGATCGATAAAATATTGTGAAGGCTGAGCTTGCGTTCCTTTTCCTGACAAAGCCGCATAAGCCGAACGATCAATCTTTGTTAATGAAACATCATTCGAACTACTGGTATTATCGGTTAAGGTTGCATTATTGGAAATATAGGCTTCCATAACATCACTGGTACCAGTGGCTGATGCATATTTACTTTGACCCGCAGTTAAAGCTTGAGCAGTCAATACTATTTTCCATAGATTGATTCCTCTATTATTCCAGTCCTGAAGTAAGAGATTAAGACTACGTCTAGCTGTCTTTAGATCATAACCACTATTGGTTCGAATCCCGCAACGTTCGTACGCTTCTTCGACAATATCGTCTATTGTTAGGTTGAATGTAGTTGTTCCTGATGTTGCCATAATTCATTATAATAACTCGTCGATGTAGCCTCCGCCACTTTTCATTACGACAGTTTCTCCACCGATGAATTTTTTATCAACTTTCTTTTTATCAACTCTCTTTTTATCTTTAAGCTTAAATAAGTTACGCTTTCCTGCTTCATAAGCTCCTGCAACAACTGTAGCGGCCACAATCCCTTTACCAATTGCTGTTCTTTTGCCTACTTTTTTCAAAACAGCTAGAAGAGTTTTGGTAGTGTTTGCTCCGCCAGCCAAAGTCAGTCTTCTTTTTAAAAATTCAGAACTTGGTGCATCTTTAAAATAATAAGATTTAGATTTTTTAACCGCTAGTGGAAGTGTAACTTTAGTAGTTAGCTTCTTCAAACCTTTTAAATGTGCTCTGTATTCTTTGCCTGCTGCTGGACTCCAACCACCTTTTTCACGATGTTTCCATAACTCCGTTAATTTTTTGTGAGTTTTGTCGCTTATTTTTTTAACGTCCCAACCTGGGGGTTTGTCATACATATCTGTTGCAGCACCAGCCCAAATTCCTTTTTTAGCTTTAATCGGGCCACCTGCTTTTAATTGATATTTACTATCTTTTGGAGGTGGATATTTTTTATTAAATTCTCTTAATCGTTTAAGTGAATCAGGTTTGCCTCGCCAATAATCCACCATACTTGATAATAAACGCAAAGGAGGAGGAGCACCACCTGTATCTGGCATTTTTTTTCTTCCAAATAATCCTGTTGTAAAATGTTCTCCATACGCTTGTTCATAAAGTCTTTGTCTTTTATCTGTAATTTTTCCTGCGTCGGTTCTCATACCGATTAACTTACTTTTTTTAGCTTTAATCATTTTTCCTTCCTTAGCTGCGTCCATGCCTTCCATGACATAGTGATCGGTTCCTTTAACAGCTGCTCCTGTTCCTTCGGTAGGAACTTGAACAAGTTGTCCTGTTTGAGCTGTCGGCATACCCTTCATGGTATAATGCTGAATGCCTTTAACGGCCGCACCTGTACCTTGAGTTTTTTGTCTCACCAGCTCGCCTTCTACTGCTTTGACTAATTGTTTCTTAGATTCTTTTTTCTTTTTTCTTTCGTCTAGTAATCTTTCGACACGCTCTTTTGCAGACATGTTTTCCTCCATATGTTCAAGTGGTAAAATATCATGCTGAGGATGTGTAAATTCTTGGTACTTTCCTTTTTTAGCATGAATTGGTCCATTAACTGGTCGTGCAGTACGACTGTATTTAGTTTTAAAATAATCTAATAGTTTATCACGAGGATCCCCCGTAACTTGGCTTGATGAAGAACTAGCTCGAGCATTGCCTCTTTTTCTAAAAAAATCTCTAACTAAAGTTCCTAAACCCGCTTTCACAGGTGTACTTCCATGTTCATCAGTCCATTTTCTAGCCATCTTAGGTTTGTTCATCCACATCCATCTGCGTTGCTTTTCCGTTTCAAAAGGCATTATACCATTCCCTTATAATACTTTCTATAAGTCTGATTGGACTGGTTGTTAGGACCTCCAGCTATAAAGCTCCCGAGATAAGCCTTTTTAACTTTTCCACCTTTATTGAAACTTTTCTGAATTCCAAAAATAAGTTTTTTTTCTTCTCGGTCAGGATAATATTGATTTCCTTCAGCTTTACTTTTAGAAGCTGTAACAGTGAATCGAGTTCCACCTTTTGTGGTCGCACCGACACCAATACTTATATCTTTAGTTGTAGGAGGATTAACGTTATATTCTCCTTTTTCTTCTGTTTGACCTACGAAACCTTCAAAACCAACATTAATTCCTTGAAAGTAATTTTTATCTCCTACCTTCAAACCTTTTTCAAAGGTTTTATCTAAGGCTTCTGCCATATTGGGGCCCCATTGCTTTCGTCCTCATTAAGAGTTGAACGCCTTTTTTCGGTTGTACAACTTCTTTGAGTTTATCACTTTGCTTCTATACAGTCTAGATTCAAGCGATTTGGCAAACGGATCACGCTTCCAGTTGCGTCCTAATCCTGGTTCGAGCTGTTTTGGCATTTGAGATCGTGATATTGCCATTAGTTGATTATCTCTCCTTTTTTATATTCTATATCAGGTAATCCATCTTCGTAAGTCTTCCCATCGAAGGTTAAAACCTTTTTTCGATTCGCCCCTTTTTCATTGTAAGAAACATGTACCCACCCGCTTTGGTCTACGTCGGGTTGATAGTATTCGAGAATAAGTTGGTCAAAATCGCAGTTTGCCTGTATCCAGTAAGCTACTTTAATATTAGGAATTCCTCCAATTTCGAAATCAACCGCCTGACCTTTGCAATGCTGCGAACCATCGGAACTGCCCAAAATACGGTTCACCTCTAAACTACGAAAGCCCGACGTTATAAGGACGGGCTTTTCAAATTTTGCTCGGACAGGTTCTAGAATCTCATAACAGACATTTTCCAGATTTTTGACTTCGCCTGCGCCTGGTAAATTCTTTAGCCCATGACGGGCGGCAATTTGACTTTTAGTAAATTCA